ACAGAGCTGACCCCCGCTGGCTCTGTGGTGCGAGTACAAATGCGGGGAATGCGGGGGCGGATATTCAACATCGCCATGGTCAAAGCCAACCCCAAGCCATACGGCTACAGCATGGACGGCGGCATATCAAAAGTATTCGCCGACTTCGGCGAAATGAAAGAGGCCATCCGCGCAGAGGCGGAGGCCATTATCGAAGGAACAGAACAATGATTACCCGCAAATTCGACAAAGAAGTCGCGGCTCTGCATAACCGTCTCGCAGATGCTGACAGATTCACCGCCTCCTACAACGAGGATTTTGTCTCCGTAGATTTTACTCACGACAACGGTTTCTATTCTCACATCATGATGGGGGAATACAAAGGTAGCGGGTGCTACTTCTCACTCACTTGCATCAACAAAGAAGGGGTGAGGGAAGACTCCGTCGAATTTGCCACCTTCGCAGAATTGCTCACTTACCTAGGCGGGGGAAAAGCCGCATGAACTACGACGCCCAAACCATCCGTGACGCCATCGACATGGAAGACGACCCGCAAGCGCGCGCTGCTTTGCGCCTTGCCCTGAAACAAATCGAAACCGAGGAATAAGCTGTGCAAGAAATTATCCTGAAAATCCAATCCGCCATCGTCGCCAGCAACATTGACGACGTGGCCGCAAGCGTCCGCGCCGAAATTGCCAAGGTCAATACCGACCTCAAGACCGACGAGGATTTTGCCACCGCAGAGCAACAAGTCAAAGACTTCAAAAACGCCGAGGACGCCATCAAGGAAGCACGCGATGCTGCACTTTCCGAAGCGCAAGACGTGCGCAAACTACTCGACACCACCGACGAAATCATCGAGCTGCTGGCACAAACCCGCCTTGCCCTCGACAAACGGGTGAAAGCGCAGAAGACAAAAGTCAAAGAAGAAATCACCAGCCGCACCCGTGAAGGCATCAACAAAGCGCTTGCCGGATGCGATGTCCGCCTGCGAGCAGCGATGCGCAAAGTGCTGCGTATTGACGAGCTGGACGGTGTGCTGGCCGAAGCGACCAAAGGCAAAAAAACACTTGCCGGACTGGAGAAGGGCTGCGCCGAAGTCTTGGCGAACTGGACGGCACTCATCGGCAAAACCGAAGCGTACATGCAAGCGCGCTACGCACAAATCCCGACCGACCGCCTGCACCTGTTCGCCGACCTTGATGACCTGCTGACGCTGGAAAAAGGATTTGAGGATGCCATCGCTGCGCGTATCGCCGCCGAAGACGAGCGCCAGGCGGCCGAAAAAGCCCGCATCGCAGCAGAAGCCGCCGCCAAAGCAGAGGCGGAACTACGCGAAAAAATAGCAGCAGAAGAACGGGCGAAGGCGGGAACCGCAGCGACAACAGAACCCCAACCGATGCCAGAGCCGACGCACGACGAACCGGTGCTGGAGTACATCATCACCGTGAAGATGAACACCACCCTCACCAACGCCAAAGCGATTGCCAACAACCTGAAGAACAGCCTGCGCGCGGAAATCAAACTGAACCGAGGAGCCTGAACATGAATCTGCCCGTCCCCCATGACGTACTAAGTGCCGTTGCCGCCATTGCAGGCACGACAGACATCAAAGCCTTCAGCGACGTGCTGGCCAGCACCATCATGCCCTCGCCGAACGTGCGCCCCGAACAAATCACCGCGTTTCTCATGGTGGCGAAAGAGTACAAGCTCAATCCGATCACCAAAGAAATCTACGCCTTCCCGGCGAAAGGTGGCGGCGTGCAACCCATCGTGTCCATTGACGGCTGGCTGAAAATCATCAACAGCCACCCGGATTTTGACGGCATGGAGTTTCGCGACACCCTCGATGACAGCGGTGCCCTGCGCGCCGTTACCTGCCGCATCTACCGCAAAGACCGGACGCACCCGGTGGAAATGACCGAATACATGGACGAGTGCAAACGTAACACCGACCCGTGGCGACAATGGCCAAACCGGATGCTGCGCCACAAAGCGACCATCCAGGCGGCACGCTACGCCTTCGGATTTTCCGGCATCGCCGACCCGGACGAAGCCGAGCGCACCGCCGATGCGCCACGCCCGGCCGTTGCTGAAGTGCTGGCCAGCGACGAACAAATCGCCGAACTGCGCGACCTGCTGTCACGCACCGGGAAAGAAGAAGGGAAGATGCTGGCCTTTGTTGGCGCCGCCCGTATGGAAGACATGGCGGCGAAGAAGGCGGACGAACTCATCGCCACGCTGCGCAAACACGCCCCGGCCGCCGAACCGCCTGCCCCGGTGCAGCCCGAAGCAGAAACCGCACCGGAGGGAAGCTACGAACCCGGCGAGGACATCCCGCTATGAACCTCATCACCCTCGACTGCGAACAAGGAAGCGATGCCTGGCGCCAAGCGCGCCTCGGTATCCCGACCGCCAGCCAGTACAAACGCATCATGACAAACAGCGGAGCCGCGAGCGAACAGCGCACCGCCTACCTCGCCGAACTCATCGCCGAACGAATCACCGGGCAGCCTGCCGACAGCTACACCAGCGCCGACATGACACGCGGCAGCGAACTCGAACCACAGGCGCGTCTGGCCTACGAGTTTGCCACCGGCAACAGCGTTACCCAGATCGGCGGCGTGTACCTCGACGAAAGCCGCAGCGTCATGGCATCCCCCGACGGAATCATGCCGGAGCTGCGCCGTGGTCTGGAAATCAAAAGCCCGAAGTTGTCCACCCATATCCGCTACATCCTCGAAGGTGTCATGCCACGGGAATACCTGCTGCAAGTACAAGGCGGGCTGCTGGTAACGGGCTACGACAGCTGGGACTTCGTCAGTTACCACCCCGACTACACCCCGCAGACCACGTGGATACTGAACGTCAAGCGCGACGAAAAAATCATCGCCGCGCTGGAAAAACACCTGCGCGCCTTTGTCGCGCGACTGGAAGCAGAAATGGAGAAACAAACATGCTGAACCGGGCAGAAATTATCGGCCGCGTGGGCAAAAGCGAAGTGCGCTACATGCCAAACGGCGACCCCGTTGCCAACTTCACCGTGGCGGCGACGGAAAAATGGAATGACAAACAGAGCGGACAGCCGAGAGAAAAAACCGAATGGTTCAACTGCGTCGCCTATAACCCGCTGGCAGACATCATCGGGCGCTATGTGGACGTCGGCGACCTACTGTACATCGACGGCAAAATCCAGACGCGGAAATATCAGGACAAGAACGGTAACGACCGCTACATCACCGAAATCCACGTGCGCGAGCTAAAGATGCTGACGACGAAAGCAGAGAAAGAAGCGCGCAACCGTGGTCATGATGACCACAGTTCACGCGGTGGGCAAGGCCATCAGCAACAGCAGCCACAACAGAACAACGCGCCGCAATACAACCCACCAGCGCAGGACGACTTCGACGACCCGACAATCCCGTTTTGAACCAAATACCCCGAAAACGGGGGAATTAAACCGTAACGAACGATGAACCGTCATCGAAATGGTGACGGTTGAGACCGGAGAACTCAATGACAGAAAAAACCGAATGGGAAAAGGCATGCGACCGCATCAAAGCGAACGCGCAGAAAGTGGACATCATCGCCGAGCGCGAAGCCTTTGAGGCATGGCAAAAATAATGCGGACTGCTACCCATAGACCCGCGCCACTACGACCCTGAGACCGGATACCGGGACACCATCACCGGGCGCAATCTCGACCGCTGGGATGCGTGGCTGGCGCGGACGGCGGCAAGGAAAACCGACGGGGAATAACTCACACCTTAAGTTGAAAGACGGACAAGCGGCGAGTGTCCGAAAAAACCGCCGCAGCATCGGGCGAGGGTTTTCTTGGTTCTCCACATGTGGTGCTTCTTTTCTCCCCCGCTGACGATGCCGACTTGCCGCCGTAAGCGGCTCCCGAATAACAGGAGCAAAACATGAGCGATGAAAAGAAAAATACCTTTTACAACAACGCACAACGCGAAGCACCCCAAAAAAATGCAACCAGAGATGAAATGAGAGGCACACCATGAGGCAAGGCAAAATCGTCCGCCGCATCATCCATTACCCCGCACCGGAAAGAACTGCACCGCCGGAACACTTTCCTTACTACTATCCGGAGGTTAAAGGTAGCGATGCCTACGCATTATCTGGAATATGGTGCGGGTGTAAACATGACATCGCCCTGCTGGGAAAAGGGTTGGTACATCGGACAAGAGAAAATGCCCTGCAGCACGCAAAGGCATTATTGGGGGAGAAATGAAGCGCTACATAATTACGGTGGAGGCCGAGACACCGCCAACTGTCATGTTGGGGGAGCGAATCGCCGGAGGTGTCGTTATCGAACTCAAGCAGCACGACGCGCTGGCAACAGCGGCACAACTTGCTGCTTACTACGGCGTATCCACCAAAACCATCCGAGATAAACTCGCAGACATCAACCAAGGGACGACGGGCAAAGCGCTTTACGACCCTCGGCGCGCCGCAGAAATCATGCGCACCGTACACAGGCGCGGTCGAAAACGGGAAAGCTAGCCGTTGAACATATCTACAATCTCGTCAGCAGACGGATTGTAATAAGTGTTGACCAACACCTCTATTTTCCGGTGCCCGGTGATTTTGGCCAACACATGAACCGGCAACTTGCGATCGCGTACCATGCGCGACGCCGCCTCGTGGCGCGTGTCATGAAAGCGCAAATCAACAACGCCCGACTTTGCCTTAATCCGGCGCCAGGACGCCTTGAAAGCGTCTAAAGTAATCGGGAAAAACACCTCGCCTTCGGGCAACAAATCAAGAATCGCCCGTGCTGCGCTTGATAAAGGAACATCGCGGGCATGGCCATTCTTTGACCGTGGCACATGCACATAATTTCCAAACACATCTGAGCGCCGCATCGCTAAAATCTCACCCTCGCGCATTGCTGTTTCGATAGCGAACAACACCATCAACGCGACAAAATGCCGCGTGTATTTAGGGCGCATCCCTTCCTCATACCTTGCGGCTGCCATGAGCGATGCCAGTTCATCCGTACTGATGCGTCGCAGTCGTGGTTTAGGCTGTGTCGGTTTGGAAATAGCGAACCACGGGTTTTCATCAAGCGCGAACAACTCCTTCTTCGCAAAACTGAAAACCGAAGAAAACAGGCTGATTTCCTTCAGCACCGTCCCTGCAGAAACCTCCGTCAAACGCCGGTTGCGCCAGTCGGTCAAATGCTGAGGCGTAATCTGGTGAATCTGCATTTCGCCAAGCTGGCGGAACTTGCCGTCGAAGGCGCGCCATTGCTCGCCAATCTGGCGCGCACTCGGCGACTTGCTGCCAACGCGGTCAATATAGAGGCGGAACAACTCACGGAACGTTATGGACGATTTCCGCCCAACTTTCTGCCCGGCCTTGAGCGACAACAGCCTCTCTGCCGCCCACCGCTCACATTCACGCGCGGTGTCGCGTGTGGCAGAATATCGCTGCCCTTCAAACATGATTTCGATGCGCCAGGCATCTCCGCGTTTCCGTGGTTTTGGCAATTTCAT